CGGCGTCATCAAAGGCACTATCTCGACCGCTTCCTCTGGATCGTAAAGGAGTAAAAGAAAATGCTGTCTGAGGTCTGCAGGTATCTGAATAACTGGTTCGATGACGGTCGGATCTTCGGAGATTTCACCATCGAGGACGGTGTCCTGGAAGGAGTCGACGGTACGCTGCAGAGCGGGCAGTATTTCCGGATCATCGGTTCCGTATTCAACGACGGGATCTATGAGTATCCGACCTCTGAGCTGCATGACGAGACATTCTATGGAGCGGTCTGGGTGCTGAAGATCCCGCCGGAGATAATAGCCATATCGAACGAGATCGACGCCTGGAAGGAGAAGTATCTGGGCGCTGACAGCGCGGCGCTGGGGCCGTTCGCCTCTGAGTCTTTCGGTGGGTATTCCTACACGAAGGGCACGACGGCGGACGGCAAGGTGGCCGGCGGCGACTGGACGCAGGTCAGCGGGTTCACGTCACGTCTGAACGGATGGAGGAAACCGAGATGTCGTTACTGAGCGAGGCCATGGAGGCCTGTGTACTGCTGAACAAGCAGACGACGGCTGACGGATACGGGGGTTATATAGCCACCTATGTGGACGGGGCTGAGTTTCAGGCAGCCATCGTCTTCGACACATCGGTGGAGGCGCGCGTGGCTGAGGCTCAGGGGGTGACATCGCGCTACACGGTGACCACATCCAGGAGCATGGTGCTTGAGTATCACGACATCTTCCGGCGAATCAGGGACGGGAAACTGTTCCGGGTAACGTCTGACGGGGACGATAAGTTCACCCCGATGAGCGCGGGACTGGACATGAGACAGGTGACAGCGGAGGAGTGGAATGGATAAGGCGCAGGCTTTGAACGGCTTCTGGTCGTCCTTCGGTCTTGCTTGCTATGACGAGCAGACGGTCCCGGACGAGGCTGTGCTTCCGTACATTACCTACGAGACGATCACCGACTCTCTTGACAACCAGCTTCGGCTCACGGGGTCGCTGTGGTACAGATCCAAGTCATGGGAGGCCATCACCAAAAAGGCGCAGGCGATAGCCGACTACATCGGAGGAGGCGTCAACCTTCCCTATGACGGCGGGTCGCTCTTCATAACCAGGGGGACGTCCTTCGCCCAGCGGATCGCGGATCCGAACGACGACGGAGTCAGGAGGATCTACATCAACATCAATGCCGAGTTCCTCGGCTCAAATTAAAGGAGTTAAAAATGGCAGGTCTTAAATTTACACAGGTACCGGCTGACACTTTTGAAAAGCTGCAGCTGAACGCCGGGATCCTCGTTGACACCTTCACTCCGGCAACCGGGGTGATCGGGAATATTCTGGGCGCGACGTCCGGCGGGATCAGCTTCGCCTCGAATCCGTCCTTCACGGACTTCGGCGAAGACATCGACAATGTCCCTAACAACATGAAGGAGCTGAAGCATCTGCAGGCTTTCGACCCGGCGATGAGCGGGACATTCCTGACGGTGACGGCAGCGGTCGCAAAATTGCTGGTCGGTGCGGCTGATATCGCGTCAGGGGATTCGACGAAGGTCGTCCCGAGACAGCAGCTGCTCGACACGGACTTTGACGAGGTCTGGTGGATCGGTGACTACTCCGACAAAAACACGGGCGACAACGCCGGCTTTATTGCGATCAGGCTGATGAACGCCCTGAACACGACAGGCTTCCAGATTCAGAGCTCCAAGGACGGAAAAGGCACGATGTCCTTTGAGTTCCACGGCCACTACTCGATCGAGGCGCAGGACACTGTACCGTTTGAGATCTATGTGAAAGCCGGGACAACGTAAAACTGAACAACGGAGGGGAGAAGAATGAAGAACATCGCCAACTGCAAGCCGTCAGAGTTCCTGAGGCAGACGAGCCTGATCAGGAAGTCGGTCGCCAACTGGCTGACGGTGACGGACATCATGGAGATCCGGAAACGGCTGCCGCATCTGACACCGATCACGGACGACATGAGCGATGAGGCAAAAGCCGAGGCGGCGGTTGAGAACCGCAAGAAGAGGAATGAACAGATGCGCAAGAACGCGATGGACATCCTCTCGGCGGTCCTCGATGATCACCCGGATGAGACACTGGAGCTTCTGGCTCTGATGTGTTTCGTGGATCCTAAGAACGTGGATGACTATCCCGTCGAGGACTATCTCGAAGCATTCACCGAGTTGATCAACAATCAGAAGGTAATCAGTTTTTTTACATCATTGGCACGATTGGGGAGTCTCGATACTTCGAAGCTGTAAAGACTATACGTCTCGATCTCCTCGAACTTTTTGGGAGCGGATACGTGATCGAGCATTGCGTATCCGTTTTTCAAAAGGAGGAAGAGGAGAAGCTCTACAAGGCCTATCTGACAGATGTCCTGATGGCGATTGCTCATAATACCGGGGCGATGGTGGAGACGGGGCAGGTGATGACCGAGAGGTACGCGGAGCTGGCCAAGTGGGTGGAGGTTGACACCCGGAGCGGGGACGAGATAGCAGCGGATATAATCAAACGTGCCGGATTAAAGGTTAAAGAATGAACGTATTCAACTTAGTCGCCAAGATCACTCTTGATGATGATGAATATGAGAAAAAGCTTGACAACAGCGAGAAGAAGACCAAGTCTTTCGGCGACAGGCTGAAAGCCGGGCTGGGCGCTGCCGGGAAGGTGGGGGCTGCTGCATTCGGTGCGGCGACCGCTGCCGTCGGTGCGGCGTCTGTTGCTGTCGGAAAGATGGTGCAGCAGTCGATATCGGCGTATGCAGATTATGAGCAGCTGGTCGGCGGCATCCAGAAGCTCTACGGCAACATGGGCCAGAGCCTGGAGGAATACGCGGCAGCGGCAGGGAAACCTGTCGAGGAAGTCAGGGACGAGTGGGGCAAGCTGGAGCAAGCCCAGAACATGGTCCTTGATAACGCGAAGAACGCCTACAAGACGGCTGGGATGAGCGCCAACGAGTACATGGAGACGGCGACTTCATTCTCCGCGGCTTTGATCAATTCCCTTGGAGGGGATACGGTCAAGGCGGCTGAGCAGACCGACGTCGCGATGAGATCCATCTCCGACAACTTCAACACCTTCGGCGGCGACATCGAGTCCGTTCAGAACGCGTATCAGGGCTTCGCGAAGGGCCAGTTCAACATGCTGGACAATCTCAAACTGGGGTACGGCGGCACGAAGACCGAGATGGAGCGCCTGATCAAGGACGCCAACGAGTACGCGGCGGCGAATGGTCAGGCTGCAGACCTGTCCATTGACAGCTTCTCCGATATCGTCACGGCCATTGATTTAGTGCAGCAGAAGCAGAACATCGCCGGAACGACGGCGAGGGAGGCCGGGTCTACTATCGCCGGGTCCTTTGGGATGCTTAAAGGAGCATGGTCCAATCTGATCGTGGGCCTCACGGACAGCGAGGCGGACATCGGACAGTTAATCGACAATGTGGTCGAGAGCGCTGAGACCATGCTGGAGAACCTTCTCCCAGCGGCTGAGCAGGCATTATCTGGAATCGGTCAGCTGGTCGAGCAAATTGCACCGATCATCGCGGAGAAGCTCCCGGGGCTGGTGGAGACGATCCTTCCGCCGCTCCTTAACGCTGCGACGTCTCTCGTCATCGGGATCGTGCAGGCACTGCCGACCATTGTGACGGTCCTGGTGGAACAGGGGCCGATGATCATCAACTCTTTGATACAGGCGATCATGACGATGATTCCTGTCCTTATCCAGACGGGTCTGCAGCTGGTCCAGAACCTGACGAGCGGTATGGATCCTCAGCAGCTGGTCCAGAAGGGCATCGAGCTTCTGACAAACCTGATCGCGTCTATCGCGCCTTATCTGCCGCAGATGGTCATCCAGGGCGTCCAGTTAATTACTCAGCTGGCTGTCGGCCTTATTAAAGCGATACCGCAGGTGATAGCGGCGATTCCGCAGATCATCCAGACGATCAAGAGCCCGTTCGACGGGTATGACTGGGGTTCCATCGGCATGAACCTGATCAGGGGTATCGGGCGAGGCATTGCGGACGCGGCGAGCTCTCTCGCGCAGATGGCATTAAACGCTGTCAAGGCGGCATGGGATTCCATGACGGGGTTCCTGAAGATCAATTCTCCTTCAAAACGTGCTCACGACTTCATCGGTAAAAACTGGGCGCTTGGTATCGGCGAGGGCTTTGTTGATGAGATGCCGACGGACGACATGGTGGGAGCTGTCGAGGATACGTTCAACCAGATGGCCGGGATGCCGGAGCTCTCCTTTGACACAAACTACCAGACTATAAAGGGCGGCTCTGATGGCGGAGCGTTCGCTCCTGTCATAAATGTCTACGGTGCAGCCGGTCAGGATGTCAACGAGCTTGCCAACATCGTGATGGATAAACTGTCACTGGCTTACAGGAGAAAGAAGGTGTCTTATGCCTACTAATAATTTTGTTTTCAACGGGGTCTCTGCTTCTGACTACGGGGTGAAGGTCCTCGAACGTCGGGAGGAGAGGCACACGTCAAGATCCGGCGAAGGGATCGCGGTGCCGGGACGGACCGGGGAGCTCTTTGCTGACGACGGGAGATATGAAAATGTCAACGTTATATACTCCTGTGCTTTTGTCGCAAACGCCTACGACCAGATGAAGGCATTCAACGCGAAGCTGCTCTCCATGGTGGGGAACTACGAGCTGAGTGACGACTTCGACCTGGACGTGGACCACATGGTCGGAAGATACGCCGGAGGGATCGAGCCAAAGATAACGAGGCACGGTGACAAGGCAAGGGTGGACTTCACCTTCAACTGCAGCCCGAAGAAATACCTATCAAGCGGAGCTGTGCCTGTGGAGTTCGAGGTGACATCAACGGGGACGGCGGCGGAGTATCATGCTTTTAGCGAGTTCAGTGCCGCGGAGAAGTACGCATTGAAAAATCTGATATGCGGTGCTACGAGTTACAAAAGCGACGAGGTCGAGGACATCAAGTATTTCGTAATTCAGCCGACGGTAACGAGCACCAGCACGATCAGGTTTGAGGTCGATGACGGGACGGAGTTCTTCGCGATCCTTCAGAACACGGGGAGTTATACGCCTTACAATATAGGGCAGGTCATAGCCGGCCGAACTCGCTGCTATACGGCTAAGCAGTTCAGTGTTTTTGACAGGCTCGCCACGACGACGCCTTATCTCATCTTCCCGCGTTCGGCGATCAGCCGGGTATATGTCGATGATGTCCTTATCTTTGAAGACGAGATCTTCGAGGAGTTTTCGATCACGAATCCGACGCTGTTCGCTGCGAATCCGATTCTGAGGATCGGACCGCTGTCGAGTGACACCTTCGACGATTATATATGCGCTGTCAACGGCGTCAGCGTCCAGTTTATCCACGACGAGGCGGAGGGGAGTGATGTGGTCAACTATCTGACCATCGACACGGAGACCATGAACGCATACTCATTGGCGGCGGACAACGAGAACGGCTATCTGATGAACTGCAACAAGTACGTGACCATATCGGACTACAACATCGGGCTGAACCCTGGGGAGAACGCAGTACTGGTCAGCAGCCTGGCGGACACGCTTGAGATCATTCCGAGGTGGTGGACTTTATGATCCCGATTCTGTACGAGCCTAAAACAACGAATTTCAAGAACAACGGCATCGGTCCTCTGTCCGATTGTGTATCCTGCGTTGTGCGGGAGAACATGGACAATGGGGAGTACGAGCTGGAGATCGAGTATCTCAAGGACGGCCAGTACTATAACAAGATCGTCTACGGAGCCACGATCAAGGCTATCCCGAGGGACGGAGTCAAGGCGCAGCTTTTCGACGTATATGACATCGTTGATAATCTGACCGGGACGGTGATGGTCTACGCCAGACACGTGAGATTCCGGCTGCACGGTATCCCGGTGAAGCCGTTCACAGCGACGTCTCTGGAGGGCGCTCTGACGGCCTTAAACGCGCAGGCCTTTGGAGGCGGTACAGGCTTTACCTTTGAGACTGACAAGTCCTCAACGGCTTCCTACGAGCTCACAGAACCATCCACGGTCGGGGAAGTGCTGAGAGGCATGGAGGGTTCCATCCTTGACGTCTACGGCGGGAAGTACGTGTACGACAATTTTGTTGTCAGTCTCAATGCGAGCCGTGGATCTGACAACGGAGTGGTCATCAGGTACGGAAAGAACCTGACGGGCCTGCAGATCGAGACGGAGGGGATGGCCGTGACCGGGATTCTGCCGTACTGGTACTCCGACCAGGACGGTCTGGTCTACGCCGACTCCGTGGTGACGGTTTCGGACGAGTCACTGAGGCCGATGAAGTATCACGAGGTGGTGGACTATTCGAACGACTTCGACGAGAAGCCGACAAAGGCGCAGCTGACCGCCAAGGCGAGAGCTGACCTGGGGACGGGATATCCGAAGGTCTCGATCGACATCGAGTTCGAGTCGCTCTATAAGAACCAGGAATACGAGCTCCTGAGGGAGTTCGAGAAGATCGACATGGGCGACATCATCACGGTCCTGCATCCTGGGATGAACGTCAATGTCAAAACGAGAGTCTATGAAATCAGTTACAATGTGCTCTCCGAAAAGTGCGAGAAGATACGGATCGGCGAGTACAAGGAGTCCTTCGCCTCTGCGATGGCAAGGATAGATCAATAAAGGGAGGGATTAAAAATGGCTGTAAAAAGATGGGACGCGACTGAGACCACAGAGGTCAACGGTGTCATCTATCAGGTGGGTCATCAGGAGTTCACGGTTAAGGAGACGTCCGAGATCGAGGACATTGACACGAATTTCTGCCTGCAGGGCAGCATCGTCCTCGACATCTCCACAGGCAAGATGCACGTCTGGGACGGCTCGCAGTGGGTAGAACAGTAAGGAGGTGCGCTATGACACTTAAGGACATTCTTATTTCTGGAAAACTTACAATCTCAGAAGGCGGCGGTGGTGGCGATACGCTGGGGCAGTATCTGTCAGATACACTCGAAACATATGCAAACGACAGTTTAACGAGTCTCTGGGGGTATGCTTTTGCGTACGCAAAAAATCTTAAACAAGTTTCTTTTCCTAATCTGGTAGAGGTAAAAGGCTATGCCTTTACTGAGACAGGCATAACGACGTTAGTTCTTCCCGCTTATTGTAAGGGCAAGACATGGACAGAGTTTAATGCGTTCTCAGGCATGAAGCAACTCGAAGTGTTGGATGTGCATGGCTACGGAGCGGGCATGAGAAACCAGTGGGCTTCTGGTTGTAGCAAGTTAGAGACAGTCATTATACGGTCACCAACTCTTATGGCGGCAAGTGCGCAGGGTATTTTGGCAAACACGCCGTTTAATGTTGGTAGCACTGGAGGTACAGGCGGCACTCTCTACGTCCCGCAGGCGCTTATTGCAAGCTATCAGTCTGCCGCTAACTGGAGTACAATTCTCGGTTATCCCAACAACCAGATATTACCCATCGAGGGCAGTATCTACGAGACACAGTACGCAGACGGCACACCGATAGCATAAGGAGGGACGGCATGAAAGAAAAACTAACTTCTCGCAAATTCTGGCTTGCGACGGCGGAGTAAAGTGGTTTGATTGATTTGGGCTTGATTGGTGAGATACAATCTCCTCATCAAGAGATGTGAGGGTAATGATGGACATAGCGGTGACAGTTTTCAGCTTCATTCTGGGTGGAGGCTTTCTGGGCTTTCTGCAGTTCCTTATATCCCGGAAGGACCAGAAAAACGACCGCTTTGATGCCATCGTCAAGGAACTCGCTGAGATGCGGAAGGACATCAAGGCCATTGATGAGAAGGGTGACCTGAGGGAGGCAATCGAGTCAAGGGTGAGGATCCTGAAGTTCAATGACGAGTTGCTTGAAGGACGCAGGCACAGCAAGGACTCCTATGACCAGGCGATGTCGGACATCACGAACTACGAGACGTACTGTGAGGCTCACCCGGACTTCAAGAACAATCAGACCGTGATGACGATAGCCCACATCAACTCGAGTTATACGGAGCGGCTGGAGAAGCACGACTTTCTTTCGATGTAGGTGATGAGATGAAGGAAAAACTGACGAGCAGAAAATTCTGGATGATGGCGGCCGCCTTCTTGGGATCCATCGGGGCAAGCATCACGGGCATGGCCACAGGGGACTCACGTCTTGCGACGGCCGGAGTGGTCTGTTCCATGCTCTCGGCGGCGATCTACGCTGCGGCCGAGGCCTATGTCGACGGGAAGAGAGCATGAACGTCCTCAACGGGATTATCGCTGAGGAGAGAAGGTACGCCTCGATCCCCTACGTGGAGACCGGGACGAACCATCAGATCTTCTCTGACACCGTGAACGCCTACGGGCTGAGCGGCTGCCAGGATCAGGCATGGTGCGCCACCTATCAATTCGCGCTTGAGCTGCTGATGTGCGGTAAAAAGACCGCGCTTGAGCACTGGTGCATGGAGTCCGACTACACGGGTTATAGTGTTTTCTCTACGCGGAACGCATTCAGAGCAAAGGGGAGAACCGGGTCCTCACCCCGACTCGGTTCTCTCGTCATTTTTAAAAGATCCCACATGGGGAGAGTGCTGTCGATAGATTCCGCCCGGAAGACATTCCAGTGCGGAGAAGGGAACACATCTAATTCTGAATTTGACCGGGACGGCGACAGCTGCGCGGTCAAGACCTATTCCGTCACGGATCCGGGGATCGACTGCTTTTGCTATATTGCTTACGGAGACGAGGAGATGACACCTAGCAAACTCATCCAGGCGACAGGGGCCGTCTACCAGATGGCCCACTATGAGAAGTTCGACTACGGGGACAGTCACGCGCTGCCGCCGTGCGCTGATCGGTTCATATCCTGTGACCGTCTGATCGCGAGGGCTCTCTGGAACTTGGGCTACACTAACCAGCCGAAGGGCGGGATCACGGTCATCAACATGGAGTCCTATCTTCTCAAGTGGGGCTTCCTGAAGGTCACGAAGGAGAGCGAGGTCAAGGCCGGCGACATCGTGCTGATGAAGCAGATCGGGACGAACGGTCCGACCGCAGCTTGGCACGTCTTCCTTGTGACGGCGGTCACGAAGTCAGGGTCCGTGATGACGGTCAATAAATACGACTTGGGCGCTCAGTGGAGGATAGATTCTGCTCAGCCCTTTGTGAACGTCCCGATCAACCAGTGGCCCGGACAGAAGACATTCTACTGCGCCTTCCGGGTGAAAGAGAAAAAGGCGGACGGGTACGAGTTCTCCCCGAAGGTCTTGAAGCTGAACAGCACAAGCACATCGGCGTATCTTGCGACGGAAATCTTAAAAGCTCGTGGATACAAGGGCGTCAAGAAGGACGGAAAGATCCAGAGCCTCGAGCTTAACTTCGGCTGGACAAAGGGCGACATGGCGGCCATGGCCCATTATAAGTGGGACAGGATGGTCAACGGGACGAACCTGGGGAAGGGCCCGTATGGAGCCGGGGAGGTTGGCCCTGAGGACTGGAAGGATCTTTTAGGCGGCGGGATCCCGTTCACGGCCAAGGAAATCCCGGCAAAGGAAAAGAAGGGGACGTCCGTCCTGCTCTGTCAGGAGATCTTAAAAGCCAGAGGCATCAAGGGAGCCGACGGGAAGGCCCTTGAGCTGGATGCCGAGTACGGCGAAAACACAGCCCACGCGGTCAAGGCGTATCAACGGGCGAGGAAGTTGAAGGAGACCGGGAAGGTCACGGTGGACGTATGGAAGGACATGCTGGGGTCGATATGATGGAAGATAAAAACCTGAGCGTTCCCTATATCGTGTACGAGGGAGAGCAGGCCAGGCATGAGCGGACCATGAAGAGGATGATCATCGCGCTGGTCATTGCGATCCTGGTCACTCTTCTGAGTAACGTGGCGTGGCTGCTTTATATGTCAGGCTACGACTTCTACGACACGTCTGACGATATCATGATTGAATCAAGGGACGGCATCGCGAATTATATCGGTAATGACGGAGAGATAGACAATGGCGTATATTAGAGTCAGAAAAAGAACGAGAGCTATGGTCCGGCGCAATGGCAAATCAAAAGGTGTCAAGGTCAAACGCCGTCGGTGACCTGTCGAGGTCGCAGATCGAGGGACTGATCGACGAATGGATCCATAATGAAAGAGACCGTCGGATTCTGAAGCGGCGGCTTCTTGACGGTGTCTGTTATGAACCATTGGCCGAGGAGTTCGACCTGTCTGTGAGACAGGTGAAGAACATCGTCTACAAAGGGCAGGACCGCCTCTTCTCCCACATCTGAAAATTGCACGAAAGTAGCCTTCACGGTTCATTCCGTGAGGGCTCTTTTTTTGTGAGAATAAGGATGGAGGTGGCGAGATGTACATCCGATACAATCCGAATCCGACCGGGAGGAACGTCGGAGACTGTGCCGTCCGTGCTGTCTCGAAGGCGCTGGGAATAGATTGGGAGACGGCCTATCTGACCATAGCGCGGAACGGCTTCATGATGGGGGACATGCCGAGCTCAGATTCTGTCTGGGGCGCGGTCCTGAGGCAGAACGGCTTCTATCGGAAGACGGTGCCGAACACGTGCCCGGACTGCTACACGGCGGACGATTTCTGCCGGGACAACCCGGAGGGAGTCTTTGTCCTGGGATTCGGAGGACACGTCGCCACTGTGATCGATGGGGATCTCTACGACTCATGGAATTCTTCCAACGAGATCCCGGTCTATGTCTGGTACCAGAAGAGGTGAGAAGATGGCCTACAATTTTCCTGTCAATTATTATCCGAACTACCAAAATCAATATCAGCAGAACGGCATCATCTGGGTGCAGGGTGAAGCCGGTGCGAAGTCCTATCTGGTCGCGCCGAATACGACGGTGCAGCTGTGGGATTCGGAGAGCCAGACGATCTATCTTAAGTCTGCTGACTCTTCCGGGATGCCGTCGATCAAGGTGCTGGATTATACGGTCCGAGAAGCTCCTGTACGGCCCACAGAGGCTCAGAAGGGCGAAGATGGCACAAATGGATTAAGAGACGAACTGAAGGGCTTACAGAAGCAGATAGACAGCCTGAGGGAAGAACTGGAGGGGATAAAGAATGCTGAACATTCAGAACATCATGCAGATGCTTAGTCAGATCAAGACGATGGGCGGAGACCCGAATCAGCACATTCAGAGACTTCTCAATTCGGGGCAGGTCACACAGGCCCAGTATAATGCAGCCGTCCAACAGGCGGAGCAGCTGAGGAAGATGCTCAGCAAGTAAATGTGATAATTCGCGCGGATTTTATATGCAGCTATCAATCAGGAATTTTATGAAGGAGGCTTTTATGGCTTTAACTGATGAAAACATGGTGATGCCTGTCACTCCCATGTACGGCAACAACGGCGGATTCGGGAACGGCTTCGGCGGTGACTGGGCGTGGATCATTCTCCTGCTTCTCCTTTGTGGGAACGGCTGGAACAATGGCGGATTCGGAGGCGATGGCATCTATCCGTGGATGAACCAGTCCAACCAGATCAACGGGGGATTCAGGGACCAGATGATCAGCGGCTCGATCAACGGGATCCAGAACAGCCTGAACGGGATCTCAACTCAGCTGTGCAACGGCTTTGCAGGCGTGGAACAGGGCGCGAACGCCCGGCAGATGGCCGACATGAATCAGATGTTCGGTCTGCAGACGGCAATGTCTCAGGGCTTCAATGGCCTTGGGAGCCAGTTCGCCGACTGCTGCTGCGAGAACCGTCTTGCAAATTGCCAGACGCAGAACGTGATCCAGAGCGAAGGGAGCCAGACCAGATTTGCGGATGCAAACAACACCCGTGACATCATCGATTCGCAGACCAGAGGAACGCAGGCGATTCTCGACAAGCTGTGTCAGCTTGAGCTTGATGGTGTTAAGGCGCAGGTTGAAGCGAAGAACGACCGTATTTCCGAACTCCAGACTCAGCTTAACATGGCGAATCTTGCGGCTTCTCAGACAGCTCAGAACGCTCTTATTCAGCAGGGCTTCTCGAACGAAGTCGACGCGCTCTACAACCGTCTCAACTCCTGCCCGGTCCCGACGACCCCGGTCTACGGTCGCACACCAATTTTTACCTGCAACAATAACGGCTGTGGGTGCGGTTGCGGGAACTTCTAAGGAGGTGCGACATGGCGGCTGAATATTTAGCGAACGCGGTGCAGGAGGTCGCTCTGAACGGCCCGGTCATCTTCTCCGCTTCTATTCCGTGCAATCGTGGGTACGTGTACCACGAGGATGAGACTGGAATTTTTATTCTGCGCGGTGTCACAAAGAACTGCTTCGCCCAGTATCAGGTGACGTTCAACGGCAACATCGCGATCCCGACCGGGGAAGTGGCTCCCATCGCTGTGGCGATAACTGTCAACGGGGAGCCGAGACTGACGAGCCGGGCGATCTATACGCCGGCAGCGGTTGATGAGTACGGGAATGTGACATCGACGGCGATCATCAAGGTCCCGAAGGGCTGCTGCTTCAGTCTGTCCGTGGACGCTGTCCCGGCGGATCCGGCAGAGACCCCGGCGCCTGTGATCGAAGTCCAGAACGCGAACCTGACGGTCGCAAGGATAGCTTAAGGAGGAAGAAGATGCACAAGTTGATTGACTACATTTGCGACGAGCTCGACGAGCTGGAGCGCAAGGCAGACAAAGACGGAAAACTGTCAATGGCTGAGATCCAGTACATGGACACCCTGGCCCATGCCAAAAAGAACCTTCTCAAGGGTGAGGAGGAGTACAGCGGGGACTACCGCGGAGACTACCGTTCCGGGAGGGCCTATGGCCGCTCTTATGCCAGAAGGGACAGCATGGGGAGATATTCCAGAGACTACTCGATGGACGGCGACGAGATCATCGAGGAGATCCGGGGCCTCATGGCGAGCGCGCCCGACGAGAGGACCAAGAAGGAGCTGGAGAGACTCACGAGAAGACTCGAAACCATGTAAAGGGGTGATGCTCCTTGATTACGGAGAAGGACCTGATGGAGGCTATCGCCGAATGTCAGGGAGAGCGGAACCCGAACGCGAACACCTGCATTAAGCTGGCCGCGTATTATACGATCTTAAACGAGATCAGGCCGAAAGAAGAAAAACCGTCATATTCGTTTGCAGCTCCTGAGATCCGGTACAGATCGGACACGGAGTTCGGGGAGATCATAAGAGATAAACCGACGGACGAGGTGATGGCGGTCATGGATGAGCTGATGACGGCTTTGAGCGTCGTTAATCCGCGGATGTATGCAGGAGTTCTGAGAAAATTTGAGGAGCAGTGAAAACTGCTCCTCTTTTTTTGCATTTTCTGGTTGACATTCCTTTTATACAGGTGTACACTTGTATTAGATCAAGAAAGCACTACACGCAAAGGAGGAAAAAGATGAAGGTAGTCGCAGTTGGCAGCAGAATCCACGAGATGTTCGAGATCAGCGCCTTCACGGCGGAGGCGTTCGAGGCCGGGAGAACGGCGAGCGGGTGGGAATACGATGGATACGACATGGTACGCGGGACCGAGCGGGTCAGCATGACGAACGTCTGTGTCGAGACGGAAATGAGCTACAAGGAATACAAGACGAACTATTCCGGGTGTCGGACAAAAAAGGACAGCTACAACAAAGAGACGAAGACCATCGTGGTTTATGTCAGCGCATATTGAGGAGGAGAAGAAAAATGACGAAAGAAGCGAAGATGATGATCAACATGGCGATGAGCATGGCTGAGGTCAACGGCTGGACGATCGAGCGGATGGATCTGCAGAAGCACAACACCATGGACAGCAAATGGTATCACTTGGACGTCTGGTTCGACAACGGGAAAGAGATCACGATCCGTGAGGATTGCACAGTTTACACCCACTGATCACATAGCCCACCGGCGGGGGCTAAGCCGCCGGAGAAGGAGGAGAACATGACACGCAAAAAGATGAGGAACAACCTTAGGGAGCTTTCACGCAGGCTCTATCTGGAACAGCACGGCACACTGAAGGGCTGGGGAAAGGTCGCAAGGAACTATGGAGATCAGTGGAGACCGGACTGGAAGGCCGCTGAGCGCTGGGGGTTCAAGAGCTACAGTGACATGTGGAACAGCAAGGTGATGATCGACATGAGAAAGTCTTTAGGGATGGAGGTGCAGGATGAAAGAGGCATTCATTGACAGAGTATTCAGAGGATACGGTGAGGAGTTCTTCGGTGAGAAGGCGATGAGCAGCATCACGGACGAGCAGGTGGAGGAGGCGAGGTGCTTCGCGATGAAGGAAGTTGCGAAGCGGACGGCGAAGAGCGGCAGGCAGGCGGAAGGGACGGCGAAGGAGCTGTTCCTGAACTATATCTTCGGCGAGTTCATGTGAGGAGGTGATGACATGTATATGAGTTACTGCAGATTTGAGGGGACGTGGCACGAGCTGAGAGCTGCCATGGAAACGGTTGACGAGCATCTGGAAGAGACGGCTGAGTTCGCCGTGAGTGACAAGGAGATCCGGTGCTTCAAGTCCATGGTGGAGGAGTTCACCGACTGGCTGAGGGACACGGAGATCTGCTCAGAGGTGGAGATCAACTGGAACGAGCTGGACAACGTCTGCAAGAAGATGGCCGAGTGCATGGAGGACGAATGATGAGAATGAGAGCCAATTATATCAACGGGACCGTGATCGGGAACTATCTCTGGAGGGTCAAGAGGTACATGATGAACACCTACGGGTGCGACGCTGCGGACAGGGAGATCGACCCGCTTGTCTGGTACGTCTCAACTGGAAGGGCTTCGACGGAGTTCCTCAAGGCCCTGCTGACGAAGAAGCCCTTCATGATCGGGCGGCTTCTTCACAAGGGAGGGAGCACGGACGAGGCCATTGAGCGGATCAAGACCTATCTGGAATCCTGATGTGAACAGGTGTACAATGAACTCAGGAGGAGAAGCACATGACTACTGAAGCGAAGAAGAGAGCAAACGCGAAGTATGACGCGACCCACACGAAGCAGATCAAAATGAAGCTGAATCTCGAGACGGACGCGGACATCATAGCGAAGCTTGAGAGCGTCCCGGCGGTGCAGACCTACATCAAGGAGCTGATCAGGGCTGATATTGGTAGAAAATTGGTAGAACACTGAGTCCATTTCTGTCCAAGTCTGACCCTTGGAAGTGCCGTAAATACGGGCTTTTTCCCGTAAATACGGCATCAAAAAATAGCGAGGGAGGCTATTGAAGAATCCCGATTCTTAAGGAAGAATCGGGGTCTTTTCGTCGGATGGTAGACTTTTGGTAGAATCCAGAAGACGGATCTGGTCTACGGCCTCGGCGTCACGGTCCTTCATTTTTTGCGTCACATGGAGGTATATCTCGCGTGTCACGTCGGAGTCTGAGTGGCCGCAGCGGTGGCTTATGACGTCCAGAGGGACGCCTGAGCCGGCGAGCAATGAGACATGGGTGTGACGGAGGCTGTGGGGGCTCAGAGGGCGTCCTACGGCCTTCTGGGAGTTCTCCTTGAGGTATTTGTTAAAGGCGTGATACTGGATGTCTGAGAAGACCTGAAGTGGGATCTTTTCGATCACAGGAATGAGCTCTTCCTGGATGTGGATCACCCTGGTGGATTCCTCGGTCTTGGTCGGTCCGACTTCGCCTGTCACAAGGGAGAGGGTCTTGTCGATCCTGATAGTCTTATTCTCGATGTCAATGTCATCCCATGTGAGGGCGAGGGCTTCTCCGACTCTCATCCCGGTGAGTGCGAGGAACTCGACGAAGAGCCGGTACTTCTCGACGTTCAAAGAGTCGAGCAGGATCCGGAGCTCATTTGCCTCGAGATACTTCCCGGAGCGCCGCTGCTTTTCGGAGTCTTTATACTTCTTCAGTTTTGAGATCCACGAGCCGTCTCGTAAATAGTCGTACTGGTAGGCCCAGCGGAACATCTTTTTTATATGCTTGATTCGGTAATTCTTTCTGGTGGAGTCCTCGTCGGTCATGTCGAGGCGCTTGGTGATGAACCGGGCGTCAACTTGGTTGATGTCGGTCTTCGGTCCGAGGATCCGGGAGACGGCCTTGAGGGCGTTCTTGTCTCCGACGAGGGTCTGGGCGGACACATGAGTGCGCTGGAAGGCCGTGTACGCCTCTATTAGGTCCGATACCGTCATGACAGAGGATTTCTCCGTCTCGTCGGTTAGTTCGCGTATACGGTCAGCGAGGAGGTTCTGGGCACGCTTCCTGGACATGGCCGTGTTGCGATCTAAAGTGACGCAGGCGGTCTTCCTCGTCCTGGTCTTCGGGTCGATGTACGTCTCGAAGAATCTGAATTTTCCGTTTCTCTCCTGTACGTACATCAGACCGTCTCCTTGTGAAGGGCATCATAATAGGCCAGCATCCGGGTCTTGAACGCTTTCATCCGGCGGAGCTGATCGGCGGCTCTTCTTATGTCTTCCCGGTCGTTTCCCTTGGCTGCGTCTATGAGGTCGTGGATCGCGGGGTCGATCTCTTCCGTCTCGATCCCTGTCGCGAGGTAATCAAGAGAACAGCCGAAGAACCGGGAGAGGCGGGTGAGGGTCTTCAGTGTCAGGTTGTCCTCGTTTTTTTCGTAGACCCCGACGATGGTCGTGTACGGGATCCCGGAGAGCCGGGCAAGCTCTGAACGGTTCTTTATGCCTTTAGTATCCATAAGGCCGTCTAATCTGTCTGCTACTGTCATCTTTATTCCTTTCTCTCCCCATCTCGATTATAAAACCGCACGAATGAGAAAAGAATAAGAAATTTACTTGAACAGGTAAAAAAAATAGCTTCAATGGGTTTACAATCTACTCGAACAGGTATATTATTAGTGTGGAGCTACTTGAAAGGGTAATTTTTCGAAAGGAGGTGAATCATGTACAACAACTTGAGAGCGGAGATGGCGCGGAAGGACCTGCATCAGAGAGAGCTGGCCGAGTCGATCGGGATCGCGCAGCAGAGCTTGCGGAACAAGCTGAGAGGCAAGTGTGACTTTAAGCTCAGAGAGATGCGCGGGATCCAGAAGAACTTCCCGGGATGCAGTCTCGACTATCTCTTCGGAGAGGAGGAGCAGCATGGAGTACAAATCAGTTAAGGAGTTAGCAGAGATCCTGAGCTGTGACCAGAAGACCGTCAGGAGGATCATCGCTGAAATGCAGCGGAGCGGAAGATATCCGCGTGAGACATTCCTTCTGAGGATCAAGAGGACGGATCTGGACGCGGTGATCGATTACTGCGGAAGGGAGAAGAAATGAAAGAAAAGAACGCGCTCCGTGGGGCGGCAACCCACAACGAAGCGCATCGTGTCAACAAATCAATGATAGCACGGCGGAGACTGAAAAACAAGGTCAGGAGGGCGGCCTTTTACGGGTCTGTACTGGGAGCCTTAACGGCTGTCATCATCGGAGGAATGATGATCGACTCCGATCCTTTAAAGGGATTTCTGCTGGCTCTGCCCGGTCTTGGGTGGATGTATCTTTTTTACTTCATTAACCAGGATGATCGGCTTTTTGGGAGGTAATCATGACGTTATACGAACTGACTGGGGAATACCGAAGATTATATGAGCTGGCCGACGAGCTGGAAGGTCAGGACTTTGATGAGACCATAAGGGACACGATGGAGAGCCTGGACGGAGAGTTCGAGGACAAGGCCGAGGGCTACGGAATGATCATCAAGTCTCTGGAGGCTGACGTGGAGGCCATCAAGGCCGAGGAGAAGCGTCTGGCCGACAGGAAGAAGTCTATCGTGAACAACATCGCCACGATGAAGAAGCGGCTGCAGGATGCGATGGTCCTCGCCAACAAGCCTAAATTCAAGACGGCGCTCTTCTCTTTCAATGTTCAGAAGAATCCTAAAAAGGTGGTCATGGACGAGACGGACATCGGGAGGATCCCGCTGGAGTATCTGTCGATCCAGATGCCCGTCATAAACAAAGGCGCGATCAAAGACGCTCTGACCGCAGGCGTGGATCTGAGCGGTATCGCCCACTTTGAACAGGATGAATCCTTGCGGATCAGATAGGAGGACATATGAAATTCAGAGCATTAAGAGCCGACGAGGTCGAGTGCAGGGTCGGCACGGTGAAGGAAGGAAAAGGCGTCTCGCTGTTGCTTTATAAAGACGCGAGATGCGATATGAACGTCTTGGACGAGACGGTCGGGGAGATGAACTGGCAGAAGGAGTACAGAAGGGATAACGCGAACTGTATCGTCTCGATCTGGGACTCTAATAAGTGCCAATGGATCTCGAAGGAAGACACCGGGACGGAGTCGAAGACGGAGGCGGAAAAGGGGCTGGCGTCTGACTCGTTCAAACGGGCCTGTTTTAACTGGGGGATTGGGCGAGAGCTTTACACAGCGCCTTTTATCTGGATCCCGGGGGCGACAAAGTACGAGAGATTCTGGGTGAAGGAGATGACGGTCGAGGACAGGGTGATCACTCACCTTACTATCTGCTCCTGTGACCAGTACGGGAACAGGACGGACATCGTGGCTTATGAGTTCCCGTCCAAGGGCAAGAGGAAACCCAAGAAGGTCGAGGAGAAGGCTGAGGAGAAGGTCGAGGATCCGCATCGCGAGGAGATGATCAAGGAGGTGCTGGCCTGCTATGAGCCGGCGCGGCTGGAGACCATGCTGCACTATTACAAATGCGAGCGTGTGGAGGATCTGACGGATTCGCAGTTAATAACGGCCTATGCGAACAGGAGGGCGAAGAAGTGAAGTGGATCACTAAAGGGAACCCGGACAAGGACGGGACGTACATCGTAACAAAGGGTTATGGCGAGGTCTACACGGACACTATGACCTTCACGACAGACGGAGGATGGAACACCTATCGGAATGATGACGGCAGCGCCGAGCCGAGTGAGGCTTTTGATGGGACCGTGGTGGGGGAAGACAACTATCTCAGGGCATGGATCCCGCTGCCGAAGCCGTACGGAGGAGAAGATGAGGACGTGGTGTACGAATAAACAGGTCAGCATGGGTCTCGACAAGGATGACGTCATGTGTCTGGCGGCCATGCTCGAACCCATACAGGTGCAGTTGAAAAAGGCCGTTGTGGCCATGGATTACGCCGAGATCAAGAGACTCGTGGCAAAGGCCGAGGAAATCAAAAAGGCGATCATTTTACTTCAGGAAGGAGAAAAAGATGAATCAGGTCATTCTGATGGGGAGAACAACTAAAGACCCTGAGATCCGTTGGACGAGCGGAGAGAAGTCGTTCTGTGTGGCGCGGTTTACTCTTGCTGTGAATCGGACGAAGGAGGGCGCGGATTTTATCAACTGCGAGGTCCTCGGGAAGAGCGCAGAGGCCATGGAGAAATATGTCAAGAAGGGGACGAAGCTCGCTGTCTCCGGCTCCTGGAGGACTGGATCCTACAAGAACAAGGACGGGAAGACCGTCTACACGAACGAGTGCGCGGTCAATCACTGGGAGTTCTGCGAGAGTAAAGGGAACCAGCAGGAAGAACCGAAGGAAGAAAAGCGTGAGGCTGCACCTGATACGGAGTGGATGAACGTCTCGGACGGGGCTGAGCTGCCTTTTATGTAAGGAGGGACTATGACTCAGAGAGAGATGGTGAAGGACTATCTGGTGAAGCATGGATCCATCACGCCGAGGCAGGCGGCAAGACCGCCGATCCGGACGATGAGACTCGCTGATCACATCCATAAGCTGAGAAAAGCCGGGATGGATATTCACACCCGGATGATTTACAAGACGGTCGATGGCATGAACATCAACTACGCGGAGTACTGGATTGCGAGGAAAGAAGAGCGAAGTCCTGAAGTGGCTGATTGATGCTCCTGACGGACAGTACGAGATCAAGGAATATCACGAGAAGCGCTCACTGACAGCCAACTCCTATTATTGGGTTCTCCTGACAGAGCTGGCCGGACGCTTAAGGACATCGAAGGACGAGCTGCATGACATCATGCTGAAGCGGTACGGCCAGTATCTGAGGGACAAGGAAGGGAACATCGTCTGTGTCGCGGTGTCGCCCGACACCCGGATGACGGACTTTGAGGGGCATTTTGAATATACAGGCCCGTTCAAGGGTTTCGCCCGGTACAAAGTCCTGAGAGGGTCGAGCACTTATGATTCCAAGGAGTTTTCGATCCTGCTGGACGGGCTGATCGATGAGTGCAGGGAGTGCGGGGTCGAGACGATGACCCCGGATGAAGTGGCGAGGCTTAAAGGCTATGTTGAGACGCACAAAGAAGACGCAGATCCCGAAAACCGTCAAAGAGCGAGTCTATACAAGGGACGGCCATAGATGTGTTCTATGCGGGAGATGGGCTGACCCTTCATGGGCCTGTGCCCACTTCATAAGACGCTCACAGGGCGGGCTTGGGATCGAGGAGAATATCCTGACGCTCTGCCCGGCATGTCACAGGGACTTTGACGAAGGCCCTGACAGAAAAGCCCTGACCGGGATCCTTGAGACCTACTTGTCGTCTAAATACGACAACTGGAGCAAAGACAAACTGAGGTACAGAAAATGGCAATAAACTCACGGAGAAAAGGCAAGGAAGGAGAACTGGAGCTGTCAAACATCCTGAAGACCTACGGCTATCAGGCGAGGCGGGGGCAGCAGTACTCAGGATCCAACGGGGATGCCGATGTGGTGGGATTGCCTGGGATCCATATCGAGGTGAAAAGGGTCGAAGCATTGAACATCTACACGGCGATGCGGCAGGCAATAGCCGACGCGAAGGAAGGAGAGATCCCGGCGGTCTTCCATCGGAAGAACAGGCAGCGGTGGCTCGTGACGATGAGTCTCCCCGACTTTATGAAGATCTACGAGGGGTGGCGGTATGAAAAATAGTTTTGTCCTGTATGACTCCTGGAGTCCCATGGTCAGAGTGATGTCGGATCAGGCTGCCGGACAGCTCCTCAAGGCCTGTTATGCGTTCGCGAACGGCGAGGAGTATGAGATCACGGATGAGACGGCAGCGGTCGTCTTTGAGACGGTCAGAGAGACGATGGCATCCGACCGGGTGAAGTACGAGGAGGTGTGCAAAAAGAGGCGAGAGGCAGCACTTGCAAGCAAAAGCAAGCAAAAGGATGCAAATGCTGGCAAAAGGTCACACATGCACTATGAATCTGATTCTGAATCTGATGCTGATGCTGATAAAAGAGAAAAGAGTATAGTGGACGCCTCGCGGCGTCCTGCACGCTCAAAACCCACCGTGGAGGAGGTGAGGGAGTACTGCAAAAGCCGTGGAAACCGAGTGGATCCTCAGCAGTTCTGGAGCTACTACGAGTCCCAGAAGTGGAAGAAGTCGAACGGCCTTCCTCTCACGGACTGGAAAGCAGGGGTGAGGTACTGGGAGACGACGGAGAAGAAGACGGCGAAGAAGGGCTTCGATTACGAAAACCAGAGACAGTACTCGCCGGAGGAATACAAGGCGCTTGAAAGACAGCTGCTGAGGAGGACGTGATGAGACTATGGGGAGTAATAGGGGCTTTTACATTGTCTTGCATGATGACGGGATGCGCTCTGGAGACCATAGCGTCGATGCCCATAGAGCCCGAGGAGGCTCAGGAAGGGCTTCTGGAGGCGGAAGTGAGGAAACAGCCGCTGAAGGAGGAAGAAGGGCCTCCACGGGGCGCACAGAGGCCCACAGAGGTGATAGAGCCGGAGGAGGTGTATGAGACACAGGAAAAAGTCGCGGTGGATGCCGCCGAGGAAGTTCCAGAGGAGAGCCAGGAGGATAGTGGAGAATCTCCCGATAGTGATGACGGTGAGGAACCTGCCGGAGATGGATCCGGAGACACTGAAGAGGATGGTGGAGAAGTGCTCGAAGAGTCCGATAATGTGGCTCCCGTAAATGCGGCGCAGCATCTATGGGGAGTATGTACGATCACATTTTACTGTCCGTGCAGTGAGTGCTGCGGATCATGGGCAGGATGTGCGACGGCATCCGGGACCACACCGACAGCCGGGAGGACCGTGGCGGCGGATCTGCCGTTCGGAACACGACTCCTGATAGATGGTCAGGAGTATGTGGTCGAGGACCGCGGTGTCGGAGGGATGTGGGTTGACATCTTCGTGAACGACCACAACGAGGCCCTTCAGAGGGGCATGTATCAGACAGAGGTTTATATCATCGAGTGATCAAAAAAGCGTATGCCGTCCACAGCGGCTGGGAAGTGGGAAGGAATTGGGAGGCCCGCTCACCGGGAAGGGGTAGACCCGGAAGAAGGAGGAACATGGCAACGTACAGAAAAGGCGGAGACAAGATCAGCATATCTTATCTTCCAGGTAGGAAGAAAAAGTGTCTTCTGATCGGCGAGGGCTATATTATCACGAAGGTGGCCTCGTTCGACGATGACGAAGCAGCGGATATGTTTGAGAAAATGCTGGAGTATTTTCTGGGAATCAAGGAGAAAAAATGAACCAAGCGGGAGACGTGGCGATATGTCTGATCACAAATCAGCCGGCGGACGATGACTGCCCGAAGGGGTGCAGCGAGTGCGAGGGCGAGGAGTGCGAGGAATACTTTGTAGCGTACAGCGGATAGGAGGGAGACATGAGCGCAATAGAGGTATTAAAGAATTTGTTAGACAAGGCTGAAGCAGAAACACAGCCAGAAGAGCAAATCGTGACTTTATCAGTTCCCGTTGACATCGTGAGAGAAATCCTTACATGGGCAGACGAGGCACAAGAGGCTGTCAACCATAATGCAAAGCGCGTGGAAGAGGAGCTGGTCAGGCACGAGCTTTACAGGAAAGACGGAGAAATATCAGCACTGAGGTTTGTTATCAAAACATTGTTTGATTCATAAGGGGAACGACATGATAAAACGTCTGAAACAGTGGCGAAGATGGAGCAAGCACACTACAAATGGGACGCTTTATAAACTGGATGTACTGTTCGGCATAATTCAATCGACGTATTGGGATTATTATAGCGCGGACAGTGAAGGTGATTGGGCAACGTTAGCGAAGGAGCTTAAAAGACATGAAAGATATGATTTATAGACAGGCGGCGATTGATGCCGTTATAAAGCGTGATGCAAATTGCGGAATTGACAGCGCAGAGGTAATTAAAGCCTTGCCATCCGCACAGTTGGAAAGAGATACACCTATAAAGCCAATCGAAACAACTGACAGGGCGTGGGGAATTCCACATCGGCAAGCTGTCTGCCCTAAGTGTGATTACTATCTTGGGAACGTTGCGTTTTTGGGAGACTACAAGGGCAAGCGCATCACCTATTGCGAGACCTGCGGGCAGGCGATTGACTGGGAAGGATGGGATTTTGATGAGTGATTTAATAAGCAGAAAGACGGCGATAGATGCGGTGCATAAATCAATCTTTGATTTTTTCAACATTTGCGATGATGACGAGGAATCGCCGATGACATATCGGGATGAGCAGTTATTTGAAATCAATAAGGCTATTACAACTCGGATTAAAGCACTGCCATCCGCACAGTCAGACAAAACTTATGAGCAAGGGTGGAAAGACGGTCGCGAAGCACTGAGAAAGGAGATCTGGGAAGATGAGCGAGACAGCCTTGATTAGCAGACAAGAAGCGATTGATGAGTTGATAGCTATGCGAGAACATATAGAGTCAAGAATGAGCGTTATCGGTTGCACAGCTTATGAGATGGCAATAGAGGCTTTACGTGAGCCAGAGCGCGCGACGGGGAAATGGATTCCATGCAGTGAGAGACTGCCAGAAGATTATACCGACGTTCTTGTATGGTTTGAGTATTTCAGATACGGGGATTATAACTGCCTATATCAGATGCACGGCATTGGTAGTTATTCAAGCGAATATGATTCGTGGCTGATAAATCAAGAAACAGGGTGGAACAAGTTAAAGGTGTTCGCATGGATGCCTTTACCAGAACCGTATAAGGGGGAACAGGATGGCTGATATGTGTACAGACAATCGGTTTAAATTGATTGAAAAATACAAGAAGGCATTGATCGATAGTACAAACATTGAATCGGCACAGGATGAGATGGCGGTACTTGATGACTTACTTTTCCGCTTCTGGCAGATGGGATGGCTTGATAGGTTGGAGCAGCCGGAGCGGAGGTGGATACCGTGCAGCGAGAGACTGCCTGAGGACGGCTTGTATCTTGTCACTACAAGCAAAGGACAGGTTCAAGTCCATGTGTTTAGTCATAACGGAAATTCGGAAGAATATTGGATGAGATGCAACAAGGCATGGATGCCTCTGCCTAAACCGTATAAGGGGGAGAGGGGGCGGAAAGAATGAAATGTTGTAGATGCCCTATGTATCATTGGTGGGATAACGAAAGCGACAAAGGCGAAGCGTGCGGAATATTTGGCGATGGTTGGGACAGCCCTTTTCAGTATGAGGACAAAGAAGGGACAATAGTGGGGTGCTATCTTGACAGACACTTTATTAACAAAGCAGATGCCGAAAGGGATGAGTATTATGCATCAATGGCACAGCACTTTATTGACGAAGAATTTTTGAGCTGAAGGGGGAACAGGAATGAGAACAGGTTCAGTGCATAATGAGTATTGCCCTATATGCGAATATCCCATCCAACACTGCCAGTGTATTTTTTGCGGTAGTGCACACCCAGACAGAAGCAGAAGACAGCGAATCGTAAAAGACCATCTCGAAATGCTTTCGCCTAAGCAAGTAGGACATCTAATAGCATTAGAGGATTGGTGGCAGACAAGTTATGGCGACCCAGAAGATGCAAAAGAGTTTGAACGGTTTAAAGCGTTTTTGAAGAAGGGGGAGAGAAGAAATGAGACTGATTGATGCTGACTCGCTGAAGGAGCGAATGTTTGCCGAGATACCAGAGCATGAAAAAGGCGTTGTTGATATATTCCTTGAAGCCGTTGCGGCGATGATTGACGAACAGCCGACCATCGAGCGCAAGACGGGTAAGTGGATGCATGATAAAGATGATGAGCTATTTTCTGGATATTGCTCGTGCTGTGGTTGGGAGTCGGTTATCTGTGAAACCGATGTCGCTGGTATGCCGTATTGCCCGAACTGCGGCGCATATATGAGAGGAGGAACAGGAATGAGCAATTATCGAGGTGAAACAGAATATATCGTCACTAAGGAAGAGATATTTAACGCCGTAAGATATGCACTTGAATGTGACTTTTCAAAAACGGCCATTGTGGACTTGCTGATGAAGAACATTGAAAAAGAAATCGAAACAGTCCTTGAGGATGACTGTGAAGAGATGACCGATGAGATGTGGGATGCGGTTCGGTCGTATAAGGGGGAACAGGAATGATTCATGAGCTTAAAATACTTCCAGAATATTTCGATGCAGTACGTTCAAGAGAAAAAACATTTGAATTGCGAAAGAATGACAGGGGATTTAAGGTCGGAGATTATCTGCATTT